CCTCGGTGACGCCCGCTTCGCCTGCGTCCTGTGCGACGACCGATGGGTCGTGGTGGAGAGCCGCGACCGCATCACCGAGGCCGCCCGCGAGTGGGCGACGCTCCGGGCCATGGAGCAGGACCTCCGGTAACCCGATGGGTCGCCTCGCGTAGTACTATCTCAAGCATCTCTACTGCCTAGGTGGGAATGCTCGAGGTGCCAGATGGCGACCCTGCTCGATGGACTCAAGGAGCAGCGGGCCACCGCCCGAGCCTCCGCCGACGAGATCCTTACCCGCGCCGCCGCCGAGGGCCGCGACCCCGCCCCCGACGAGCTGGCCACCTATCAGGCCCATGTCACGGCCGAACGCGAGGCCGCCGACGCCATGGAAGCCGAACGCGACCGCCAGCTGGCCGAGGTCCGCGCGATGGCGACCCGCGGCCGGGCCCCGACCCTCTCGCGGGCATCGGCTGAGCTGGCCCGCCAGTTCCGCTCCGCGATCTTCGCCAAGAACCCCCAGCCCATCGAGGTGTACGCCGAGGAGCTGGCCGACGAGTGGCCCGACGACGTGCCCGAGCCCGTCTACGGCCGCGCGGGCCGGGTCCGGGTGCACACCCGCGACACCCTCAAGTCGACCGCGACGCAGGCCCTCAGCACGGACGTCTACTCCACCATCGTCCAGCACCTGGTGGAGACGTCGTCGCTGATGAAAGCCGGCGCCACCGTGGTCACCACGGCCACCGGGGAAGACCTCATCATCCCCAAGTCCACCGGGTTCGTGACATCGGCGATTATCGGGGAAGGCACCTCGATCACCGAGAGCGACCCGACCCTGGCCACCGTCACGCTGAAAGCCTTTAAATACGCAAACTACTTCGAGATCAGCCAGGAGCTGGCGAACGACACCCCAACCAACCTGCTGTCCTTCCTGGCCACCCAGGCCGCCCTGAGCCTCGGGCTGGGCGCGACCGGGTACGGCGACGACATCATCAACGGGACCGGCACGACCCAGCCGCGAGGCATCTTGCTGGACGCCGGCACCGGGGTGACCGCCCCGACCGGGACCGGCACCTCGCTTGGCGTGCAAGGCACCGTGGGCCACGGAACCGACGCCTTGTGGAACTTGATCGGGTCGGTGGCCGAGCCCTATGCTGAGTCGCCGAGCGCCGCGTTCCTGATGCGCAACGCCAGCAACGTGATCGTCCGCAAGCTGCGCGACACCTCCGGCCAGCCCGTGAACGGCCTCACCGACCGCCGCAGCATCCTCGGCTACCCGGTGTATGTCGATCCCTTCATGCCGGCCATGGCCAACACCGCTGAGAGCATCGTCTTCGGCGATATGAGCAAGTACTTCATCCGCATCGTCAACGGGGTGAGGTTCGAGCAGTCGGATGAGTTCCGCTTCCAGGACGACCTGATTGCCTTTCGCTGCATCCTCCGTCTCGACGGCGCCCTGGTCGACACCGGCGCCGTGAAGACCTTCGTGAACACCACCTGAGCCGATGCCCTGGCAGTGGCCGTTCAAGCGCCACGACCGGGCGCTATGGCAGGTCGGCGACCTCCCGGTGGCCTCCACCTACGCCGCGGTGCCCGTCAACCCCTCCACGGCCATGCAGCACAGCGCCGTCTGGGCCTGCGTCAACCTGATCGCCGGGAGCATCTCGACCCTGCCGTTGGCCGCCTACCGCCGCGGCGACCGCGACCCCCTCCCCGACCTCCCCCCGATCCTCCGGGCACCCGCCGCCGGCTGGTCCCTCCCCGACTTCCTGTATGCGGCCCTCCAGCGCCTCCTCAGAGGCAACACCTACGGCCTGATCGTCGACCGCGCCGGGGCCGGCCTCCTCCCCGCCCAAGTCGAGCTGCTCGCCCCTGAGCGGGTCGGGGTGACCGTCCCCAACGGCGCCGTCGTCTGGCGGGTGGACGGCCAGGAAGTCGACCCCGCCAGCATCTGGCACGTCCGGGGGTTCGCCGCCCCCGGCCAAATCGTCGGGCTGTCCCCGATCCAGCACGCCCGCCAAGCCATCGGCCTCGGCCTGGGAGCGGAGAAATACGCCGCCCGCTTCTTCGGTGACAGCGCCATCCCGTCCGGTGTCATCAGCACCGACCAGCGCATCAGCGCCGAGGACGCCAACATCATCAAGGAACGGTGGGAGGTCGTCCACGGCGGCGGCCGCCGCGACATCGCCGTGTTCGGCAACGCCGCCAAGTTCCAACCCATCACCATCCCCCCCGAAGAAGCCCAGTTCCTGGAGACGACCCGCGCGAACGTCGCCACCATCGCCCGCTACTTCGGCGTCCAACCCGAGCTGATCGGCGGCGAGAGCGGCGGGAGCCTCACCTACGCCAACGTCGAACAGCGCGCGCTCGACTTCCTCACCTTCGGCCTGCGCCCCTGGCTGGTGCGGCTGGAAGTGGCGCTGTCCGCCCTGCTCGCCAGCAAGACCGACGTCAAGTTCAACGCCGCCGCCCTCGTGAGGACCGACCTGCTCACCCGCTACCAGGCCCACGAGAGCGCCATCCGGGCCGGCTGGAAGCTCCGCAGCGAAGTCCGCGACCTCGAAGACCTCCCGCCCATCCCCGGCATCGACGACCAGGAAGGCCCGGCGGTCGCATGACCCTGCACACTCGCCAGTTCACCAGCACCCTCGCCGTCCGCGACGGCGGCGACGGCCGCACCCTGGTCGGCCCCGTCCTCCCCTGGGGGATCGAAGCGCGGGTGGTCGACGCCGGCCGCATGGTGACCGAGACGTTCGAGCGCGGCGCCCTGCACGGCACCGACCCGGCCCTGGTCCCGTTGACGGCCCTCCACCCGCGGGACGCCGGCACCTTGCCGATCGGCGTGATGGTCGAGCTGGAGGACCGAGCAGACGCCGCCTGGGGCGCATGGCGGGTCAGCAAGACCACGGTTGGTGACGAGGTCCTGGAGCTGGCCCGCGACGGCGTCACCCTCGGCCTCTCCATCGGGTTCGCAGAGGTCCCCGGCGGGAGTCGCTGGTCCCCGGATCGGCAACGGGTTGCCCGGACACGGGCACTGCTCGACCACGTCGCCGTCGTCCGGGTGCCGGCGTATGCCGGGGCTGGGGTGGTGGGCGTGCGCACCTCGGCGGACGCACGCCCTATCCTCCTCCTCCTCCTCACCCTGCTACGGCGCCATGGGTAAGAGCCCCGTCACCGGCCTCCTCGGCCACGTCCAAGGCCGCTGCCGCAACTGCCGCACCCCGTTCATCGGACCAGGTGACCGCTGCCCACCATGCGCCCGCATGGCTAGGGTCAAGGCAGCCGAACGTAAGCGCAGGCGCAGGCGATGACCCGCACCCTGCGCAGGGCCTGCCTCGACTGCGGCAAGGCAGTACGCGGCAAGCCAAGGTGCCGCGGCTGCTCGGCCCGGACCGAACAGGTGAAGCGGGCCAAGCGGCCCGACATGCGCACCTACCAAGAAGCCGAACGCCGACGCCGCCTCGTCGCCGACCACCGCGCCACCATCGGGGACTGGTGCCCCGGCCTCGAGGACCACCCCGCCCACCCCTCCGCCGACCTCGTCGCCGACCACGTCGTCGAGGTCGCCATCACCGGACTCGAGACCGGACCACTCCGGGTGCTGTGCCGCCGCGAGAACGGCCGACGAAGCGCGCGCGTTCTTGACGAAGCGCTCAACCGCGACCCCTCGCCAGCCGAAGTCGACATCACACACCGCGACGGCCCAGCGGTGGCATGAAGGCGGGGCCGAAGGCAGCCGTTGAGGGCTCCCCGTTGCCCCTGCGCGGCTCCAGACGGCGCGAGTTGGCGGTGGCACGGTTCGCCCTCGACTACATACGGGCGCCTCGTGGCCATGGCGCCCGCAAGCCGCTGCGCCTTCGGCCCTGGCAGCGGGAGCTGATCGCCGCGACCTGGGACCAGCGGCCCCAACCTCGCCTCGCCGGGTGGATGCTGCCCAGAGGCCAGGGCAAGACATCCTTGACGGCTGTGCTGGCCCTGTATGAGCTGCTCGCCGGGGCGGAGGGCGCCCAGGTCGTGGTCGTGGCCACCGACGAACGGCAAGCCGGGCTGACGTTCCGGATCGCCGTCCGCATGGTGGAGCTCCACCCCGCGCTGGAACAGCGGGTGCAGCTGTACCACGACCACATGGCCGTCCCGGCCAGGGGCGCCAGCTTCCATGTCCTGCCCGCGGTGCCCAAGCGGCTGGAGGGCCTCGACTACACCCTCGCCCTGGTCGACGAGGCCGGCCGGGTCGAGGAAGAGGTCTTCGAGGTCGTCTCTCTCGCCTCCGGCAAGCAGAAGGCGTCCATGGTGCTGGCCATCGGCACGCCCGGCCCGGAGCTGTCCGAGACCGTGCTCGGCCGCCTCCGCACCTACGCGATCGACCACCCGACTGATCCGCTGGTGGTGTGGCGGGAGCATTCCGCCGCCGGGTTCGAGGACCACCCCGTCGACTGCCGGCACTGCTGGGAGCTGGCCAACCCGGCCCTCGACGATTTCCTGGCCCGCGACGGCCTGCAGGCGTGCCTGCCCCCGAAAATGCGGGAGGCATCGTTTCGCCGGGCCCGGCTGTGCCAGCACGTCGACACCCTCGAGGAGGCATGGCTGCCCCCGGGCGCCTGGGCCGCCGTGGCCGACCCGCTGGCCACGATTCCGGACGGGGCCGAGGTGGTGCTCGCCTTCGACGGCTCCTTCAACGGCGACACCACCGTCCTCGTGATCGCGAGCGTGGCCGAGCGCCCGCATGTCGACCTGGTGGAGCTGTGGGAGGCCGCCGGCACCCAGGTCCCCATCGTCGACGTCGAGGCCGCCATCAGGACGGCGTGCCGCCGCTGGCGGGTCCTGGAGATCGCCGCCGACCCGTTCCGCTGGGCCCCGCTCCCTCCAGCTCCTGGACGGCGAGGGCCTTCCGATCCTGGAGTACCCACAGTCACCGGGCAGGATGCTCCCGGCGACCAGCCGGTTCTATGAGGCCGTGGTGAATGGGCAGCTCACCCACTCGGGCGACTCGCGCCTGGCCCGCCACGTCGCCAACGCCATCTTGCGGGAGGACGCCCGCGGCGCCCGGCTGGCCAAGGAGCGGAAAGACTCACCCCGCCGGATCGACGCCGCCGTCGCCGCCGTCATGGCCCACGACCGGGCCGCCGCCCTCGCCGGGGCACCCCGCCACAGCATCTACATCTGAGCACGCTACGACCCCGGGGGGGATCCCCAGCCCCGGGGTCGTAGCCCGGACCGGGCCAGGAGCGCTGTCCAACCCGGTCTCCGGGGCCGATGGTCAGACCCCGGGTGCGTGTGCGAGGACGCACCCAGCCACCGACCTACCAAAGAACGCCACCGACGCTGCCGGCGTTACAGACGCGCACACAAGCACCCGACCGCGAACCCAGGGGCGAGCGGCCGGTAGTTGCGCTATGGCCTGCAGCCAAGGCCCAGCACCAGAAGGAACGTCCAAGAGTTGGAGGGCCACAGAGACGGTGCTGCGCCACCGGGGGATGGCACAACCAACCCTATGGCCCTCCTGGTCGCCGCTCGTGCGGTCTGCGGTTCGGCTGCCGCACGGTCGGCGAACATGGTGCAGCTTGGGTGATCCGGCACGTTCCGGTCAACCACGCATACGTACCAAAGTCCCATCCCGCGATCGGCGAAACTGCACTAGGCGCCGACGAACAGGCCGAGATCCATCGAACCGGGCCACGACCCCGGAGACGTCGCGCGCCTCCGGGGTCATGGCCCGGGCCGGGCGGTGACCCCATCGCATCTGTGGGGCCGAGACCCGCCCGGTTGGTTGGACGGTGACCCCCCCCGGCCGGCCACCGGCCAACCGAGGCACGCCCTACTCGCGGATGAGACCGGCAAACAGGCGAACACCCCCGGCCGCTGGGGGGCCCAACGGCCGAGGGCGTTCGCGCCCCATGGCACCTGTAGCACTCGAAAGAGCGCCTACGGGCCGTCAGGCGTTATGTTGGCGGGCGGCTCCTGGTTAGGCAGGTCGAGGGTGGAGACCAGCCGGTAGGCCGCATCCCAGCCACGGTCGATCCCGATCGCGTGCTTGACGAACCGCCATTCGT